GGCAACGCGAGCCCTATCACCCAAGGATGTGTTCTTTCACATCACCAGCTCGCCCCCTTCCATCTTTTCAGAGAAAGGAGACAAAGCAGAAAAGACCTAGATCTCACTCAGATCCAAGGCCCCAGATCGTACCAGTGCGGCACAAGTAAGGTGGAAATTACCTTTCTTGTCACGGCACGGAGAGGATCGCGGTTACCCGCGCCCTCTACGACGTCACTCAACTCACGTTGAGGGTGTACATGATACTCTTCCGAGTTCATGTACTCCATAGCCCACAGCCTACTTAACAGCAGAGCTGTGTCGTCAGATTCCCGTTTAACGGGAGTTACATTCAAAACGCGCACTCGGAATCCTTCAAGGCCTCGATAGAGGCCATTAGAATCCCGTGAGGCGTAAGTGGGCATGGCTTCATCGAAATTCCCAATAAAGCCACTGTCACCGAACCCTAGTGAGGTAACAAAGCGCAAAGGCTTTGGAACACACCGGTGGAGGCGCAGGTATGCAGATCGCATAGCAAGATCACAGCCATAAAAGTTATTACGGCGATGAGCAAGCTGGCGAACCGCATTAGCACACTTATAAATTGAATGTACATCTGACAGATCATCCTTAAAAAAAGATGGGCTTAACGTCGCTACCTTTCCAAAAGTAACTTCCGCAGGATTCCCTGAATGGGCCCGTCGAAAATGATTTCTTCGGGTTCACTCGGAAACCAAGGAAAGCACAAAAGGATTGGTACAGATCATAAGCAGCCGAAGGTATGATGACATCGTCTCCGTAAACGGAAACAGATGCACCATCCACCGACAGCCCGAGATATTCACAGACAGCGCAAGCTGCCGCGTAGAATATCAAGGACTCCAGTTCGAACGTGAAGCCGTTCCCCATAGAGGAGAACTTCTCCCACGGACGAACAGAGGTGTTTATGATGCCGAATCGACTACGCGTAACATCTAACAAAGTGAACCAATCAGGTGGTAGAACCTCCCTGACGAGTTCTCTTGCGATGCTATCGCTCGCAGACGAGAAATCAACAGTCGCAAGCTCATCCGTTTTTGAGGCGGATTGAGCAAGTCTCTGATTGTTTTCCTGGCTGTTTAAGTCGATGCCTACCCGTTTCAGCCGAAACCTAAGAGCATTGCCAATTGACTTCTGGAACCAAAGATTGATTCCAGGCTCAATAGCAATAACTCTGTCGGTTTTAGCATTCTTCGGTACCGTTGTAACGGCATTCCCCTTCTCGAAGGTCGGCCAGCGTTGTAAATCAACGTTAGCCTGCCAAAGCGAGTATGGTAATTGCTTACCGAGGAAATGGTACAGATCGCGTGTGATTCCGACCTCTCGTCG